ACCGATTGCCGGTAATGATTTCTCACCGACACTAACTGATGTTGCTCTAGCCGAAGAAACACCTAAAGTAGAAACTGTATCACAGGCTGCTTTCGTTGTTTCAAGTTTAGTTGGCAATATCGTTCCTGACAAAGACCCTGTTTTTGTTCCTTGGGGTCATTTCAAAGATATCAAATCTATCGTTGCTTCAAAAGTGTTTTACCCAATATTTGTTACTGGTCTTTCAGGCAATGGTAAAACAATGAATGTAACTCAAGCATGTGCTGCTACAAAACGAGAGTGCATACGAGTCAACATTACGATTGAAACAGATGAAGATGATTTACTAGGCGGTTACAGATTGCAAGACGGGCATACTGTCTGGCAGAACGGCCCAGTTATCGAAGCAATGGAAAGAGGCGCCTTGTTACTACTTGACGAAATCGACCTTGCTTCAAATAAAATTATGTGTCTACAGCCTATACTTGAAGGCAACGGCGTCTTTCTTAAAAAGATTAACAAGTTCATTAAACCTTCTAAAGGTTTCAATGTGATTGCTACTGCTAACACTAAGGGTCAAGGCTCTGATGATGGCAAGTTTATCGGCACTAACATTCTGAACGAGGCGTTCCTTGAAAGATTCCCAATTACTGTCGAACAGGCTTACCCAACTAATAAGATTGAAACTAAAATCTTATTGAATGTTATGGCTGAAAAAGGCTTGACTGCTACTGCTGAGTTTGCTACTTCACTTGTAACTTGGGCAGACATAATCCGTAAGACATATTATGAAGGCGGCGTTGACGAACTAATCTCAACTCGCCGACTAGTTCATATCGTTGAGGCATTCTCAATCTTCAAAAACAAAATGAAGTCTATTGAGATGTGTACTAACCGATTTGACTTAGATACTAAGACTTCGTTCTTAGATTTATATACTAAGATTGATGCCGGCGATGATGTTGCAAGTTGGTTAAATGACGACTTTGTTTCAGAAGAATTAACCGATGATACTGAGGAAGGTAATGTTAATTACTAAATGTATCGAATCATAATGTAGTAAGACCTGAATGGGCGGTTATCCTCCGCCCGTTCTTTACTGCATTTGGGCTTGACAAAGGAAAAGAATTAGTGTATAATATACACAAGAAGTAAAAAAAGAACTCAATACTATGGTGCCTCGTATTGAGGGATAACTAACGGTACCAAAAAAAACTGAGGAGTTTACAACATGGCTAGAAAGCTAACTAAAAAACAAAAAGTATTAAATCTATTATCAAAAGGTAATCCCGTTTGGTGGAAAACTTTAAGAGGAAGTAGATTTGACTTGAAATCGCCAAGAGCGATGATTGACCAACTACGAACTGAAGGACACATGGTTTATATTAATAAATCTGCTGGTGGTACTTCGTATCGTTTAGGCAAACCAACCCAAGCAATTATTGCTGCTGGTGTTGACAAAGTATTTTACTTTGGTAAAGATGAGAAAACTACTAACATGAACGAAATCGTTGCTGCTGGTATCAAATCTCTTTACGGTACACAAACATACGCTTATTCTAACCAATAAACCATTCTACCTTATAAATAGGAATGATAGGCAACTCGTAAGCCCTGTCATTTAGAGGTAGAGTGTCATCCGCAATGACACCGTATGAAAAGGTTTCGGGTAGTTTCTCCTTCCAAGAAAAACTATCCCACTATTTGCTTGACAATAAAATGAAACTAATGTATAATAACATTACTTGATAATAATAAGAAGGAAACTATATAATGCAACTCAACAAAGTAACACACGATATACTCAAAAACTTTTCTGAGATTAATACAAACATATTAATCAAACCAGGAAGTGAACTCAACACCATCTCTACAATGAGAAACATTTTTGCCAAGGCAACTATCACAGAAACATTTGATAGTGAATTCGGTATCTATGACCTAAACGAATTTTTATCTGTAGTGTCTAGTTTAGATAAACCACAACTAACATTACAAGATAAGTATATGACAATCTCTACAGAAGGTAGTAAGTCTAAGGCGAAATACTTTTATTCTGACCCGTCAGTAATTGTATCACCGACTAAAGATGTGAACATGCCTGAATCAGATATTAATTTTACTTTGTCCGAATCTAATCTTGCTCAACTTCAAAAGATGGCTGCTATACTAAAAGCACCTGACCTTGCTTTGATTGGCGAAAAAGGTGGCGATGTAGTATTGAAAGTTTGTGATAAGAAAAATGATACATCTAATAAGTTTGACATTGTTGTCGGCGAAAACGGTTCAGCAGATTTCACTTTCTATTTCAAAGTAGAAAATCTTAAAATGATGTCTGGCGATTATGATGTTTCTGTTTCGTCAAAGTCTATATCTCACTTTAAAAATACAAAACTTCCAATTGAATATTGGATTGCACTTGAACCAGATAGTGTTTTTGACGCTGGTTAATTTTTTATATATTATGAATAAGGTGAATTATGAGTACAACAGACTTCCTATGGGTCGAGGAATATCGACCTAAGACAATTGATGATTGCATACTACCGCAATCTCTAAAAACATTGTTTCAGTCTTTCATTGAGAAAGGCGAGATATCAAATATGTTATTTTCAGGCACACCAGGTGTCGGCAAGACCACAGTCGCTAAGGCGCTGTGTGAGCAAATGAACTGTGATTGGATAATGATTAACGGTTCAGAAGAAGGTGGCATTGATGTTCTCAGAAACAAAATCAAAAACTTTGCTTCAACAGTATCACTATCAGGCGGTAAGAAGGTAGTGATACTAGATGAGGCTGATTATCTTAATCCTCAGTCAACACAACCTGCTTTAAGAGGCTTTGTTGAGGAGTTTCACAAGAACTGTCGATTCATCCTTACATGTAATTTTAAGAATAGAATCATTGAACCACTTCACAGTCGATTCTCAAACATTGAGTTTAAGATTAACAACAAAGAAAAGCCTCAACTACAAACTCAATTGTACAATCGGGCAACCTTTATTCTTAAAAAGCAAAATATAGAATATGAAGATAAGGCACTCATTGGGTTAATCACAAAACACTTTCCAGATTTCAGAAAACTTATTAATGAGTTACAAAGATATTCTGTAAGTGGCGCTATTGATGCTGGCATTCTTGTAAACATTTCAGATGAAAATCTAAAGTCTTTAACATCACATCTTAAAGCTAAAGAGTTTGGCGATATGAGAAAGTGGGTTGTAAACAATCTTGACAACGACCCAGTTAAAATCTTTAGAAAGATATATGATAGTCTAAATACAACTTTACAACCTGAAACAATACCTCATGCGATTCTAATCATCGCTGACTATCAATACAAGTCTGCCTTCGTAGCAGACCAAGAGATTAATCTAGTTGCATGTTTGACTGAATTGATGTCGCAAGTTAAGTTCAAGTAATGTACGACCTGTTTAAAGATTATCTGCCGGCGATAAATCATACCAAAAAGAATCTGATGAATTCAGATGACCCTATGTGGGAAAAGAAGTACCCTGCATTTATGGTCAACAAAGTCCTGTCTGGTTTCTCAGACACCATCATGCTCACCAATGAAATGAATAGAAATCATTTTCTTGATAGAGATATGCAGTTTCAATTTCTACTAAATAGTATTAGGTCTAAGAAAAGGTTTACTCCATTTCTAAGAGCTAGTAAGATTAAAGACATTGAGTGTGTAAAAGAGTATTATGGTTATAGTAATGAAAAGGCCAAGACTGCTCTCGATATACTCACCAAAGAACAATTGAAATTAATTAAAGATAGTCTATACAAAGGTGGGACAAAATGAATGAACTAGATAATAGTTGGCATCCTGAGAAGATGCTAGAAGTACAGTTAAAAGAGCCAGATGATTTCCTAAAGGTTAGAGAAACCCTAACAAGAATTGGCGTTGCCTCGAGGAAAGACAAGAAGTTATTCCAATCATGCCATATTCTACACAAACAAGGAAGATATTTCATAGTGCATTTCAAAGAGTTGTTTGCCTTAGACGGCAAGTTTTCTAACTTCTCTGAGAATGACCTTGAAAGAAGGAATACTATTGCTCAGTTATTGAGTGATTGGGGTTTGATTACTATACTAAACAAAGAG